AGATGATACGTATAACTTGGAGCTCCATTACTTTTATCGTCCGGCTTCGCTCACTTCTACAACAGGAACGGCTCAGACTTGGCTTAGCGAGAACGCAGGCCCGGCCCTCCTATATGGTTCCTTGGTGGAAGCGTACACATTTATGAAGGGCGAACCCGATATGATCGGGCAATATGAGCAGTTTTTTCAGCGTGCCTTGAGTAGAATCAACGCTTTCGCGCAGGCTGCTGAGGGACTGGATTTCTACCGTAGGAGCAAGGACTGATGAATGCTACTGCCGAAGTGCAGATGCTGCTGGGCGGCGATGTGAAGGTGATGACAACCTCTGAGCGTGGGTTCACGCCGGAAGAAATCGCCGAGCGCGCCCTGAACAAAATTATTTACGTGGGGGGCCAAACGCACCCTGCGATCCGCGATCAGGCGGAAGCGTTTCGTGAAAACATCAGAAAGGTTCTGGTGTTTTACATGAAAGAGGCTGTACGGTCTCACAATGTGAGTCTGGTTACCAAGTTTAAGAAAGCTGGGTACCCGGAATTAGTAAAAATCCTCGATGAGTAAAGGAGCCTGACATGGCAATCTCTCAAGCAATGTGCACCTCTTTCAAAGCAGAACTGATGCTGGCTGTGCACGATTTTCGTGATGCAAGTGGTGACACCTTCAAGCTCGCGCTGTACACCAGCTCGGCTTCGATTGACGCAAACACCACCGCGTACACCGCTTCTGGTGAATCTTCTGGTACCAACTACTCAGCGGGCGGTCAGGCTCTGACCAACGCTGGCGTAACCGCTACCAACACCAACGCAACTGCGGGTACTGGTTTTGCTGATTTTGACGACGAAACTTTCAGCAACGTAACTGTAACCGCTCGTGGCGCGCTGATTTATAACAGCACCCCATCAGCTAACGGTACGGCGAACACCACGCTGACCAATGCAGCGGTTTGCGTACTGGACTTCGGTGCAGACAAGACTTCTACGGACGGTGACTTTACGGTTATCTTCCCGACCGCTGACGCTGCGAACGCAATCATCCGTATTGCGTAATAACCGATGGCCGCGACCGGCGCTTGGGGTGAAGGTCGCTGGGGCGTCAATACGTTTGGCGTGGGGCAGATTGATGCTTCCGCTACTGTAACTGGCGTCTCAGCGACTGGGTCTCTTGGGACTGAAACCACCAAGTCAAAAGCGAACGTAAGCCCGTCCGGCGTATCTGCGTCGGGCGCTGTTGGCACGCCCGTAGAACGCGCTAAAGCAAATCTCTCGACAACCAGTGTTGTCGCTACGGGAGGTATTGGATTTGTAGCCACTCGATTCGGTGCGAGAGTTGATCCGGTCGAGGCTACTGGTTCTGTTGGAACTGTTATCCCGCAGTCCAACAATACCCTCCAAGTCACCGCTGTCCCGATTGCAACGGGTGAAATCGGCATTGTCGAGATTGATGCTGATAGCAACATTATCGAGGATGGCACTTCAGCCACAGGTTCGATTGGGTCTGTTTCTGTTACCGGTATTGGATCGGTTCAGCTTACTGGCGTAGTTGCTGATGGTGTCGCCTCTGGTCAGGTTGCCTGTATCGACAACTCTGATGGCTGGGGCGCAGATGCGTGGGGTGAGTTTGGTTGGAGCCTTGAGGTCACGACCGCCTGTGTTACCGGTCTTGGTGCTAAGGCAATTCTTGGTCAGGTAGCACAGACTCAGTCTGTAACTCTTACCGGCGTAAATGCAACCGGCGAAACGGGCACCGTAGACCCAGATGCGAAAGCAAGAGCTTTTGCGCAAAAGGTAACCGGCACCGGATCGATCAGCGGCGTAGGCGTCTCTGGCGATCAAAACAACACTCCGGCTGGCGTTCAGGCGGCTATCTTTGTTGGAAATTCACTTGCTCGCGCCGCAGCGAATGAAACGACCACAAGTGTTTCCGCTTCTGGCGCTCTTGGAACGATTGAATACCAGACAAACAATAACATTCAGGTAACTGGCCTTTCCGCTACGGGCGAAATTGGCGGCAATGAGGTCGATGCCAAAGCAAATGTATTCCCAATCGGCGTAGCAGCAGTCGGGCTGACCGGAACGCTTGAGGTTGATGCCAAAGCGAATGTTGAAACGACGGGCATTGCTGCTTCGGGCGCTATTGGTGCTCCGGACATTTACACAATCAACAACATACCGGCTACCGGCGTTGAGGGTACTGGTGAACTTGGCACTGAAACTATTTCAGCCAAAGCTAATGTTTTCCCGATCGGCGTAGCGGGGGTTGGAACTCTTGGCGAGGCCGAGATTCAGGGTAAAGGCACCGTAGATTTAACAGGTGTAGAAAGTGCTGTCGATGTTGGAACAGTAGTTGCACGTGCAGGTGCAAATGCGATAATCACCGGTGTATTCGGTACCGGCGAGCTTGGCGAAGAAGAAGTTTCGGGTAAAGGCACCGCCTTCCCGACAGGAGTGAGCGGTACTGGCAGAATTGCAAGGCCGATCGTTTGGGGCGATTTGTCACCACCATATTCAGACCCTTGGGGTTCATTAGCGGCTTAGGAGTAAGACATGGCGTCTACTTATTCGAATCTTAAATTTCAGCTCATGGCGACCGGCGAAAACTCCGGCACATGGGGTAACGTCACCAACGTCAACCTCGGCACCGCGATTGAAGAAGCGATTGCTGGGACCGCTGATGTAACCTTTGCCAGCGCAGATGTAACGCTAACGCTGTCGAACACAAACGCAAGCCAGACCGCCCGTAATATGCGGTTAAACTTGACCGGTACCACCGGCGCGGCACGGGACTTGATCGTTCCAGCTATCGAAAAGCTGTACGTCGTCAACAACGGCTGCGCACACACGGTAACTGTAAAGAACTCAACCGGCACGGGCGTTGCAGTTCCCGCTGGCAAAACGATTGTGGTCTTTAACGACGGCACCAACGTCGTTGATGCGATTACGCACCTGACCTCACTAACGCTCGGCACCGACCTTGCAGTGGCAGACGGCGGTACAGGGGCTTCTGACGCGACAACAGCGCGTACAAATTTGGGGCTGGTGATCGGGACCAACGTACTGGCTCCAAACGGTTCTGGTGCGTCTTTAACCAGCCTAAACGCTTCATCTTTATCCAGCGGCACTACGGCAGTAGCGCGCGGCGGCACGGGCGCGTCTACCCTGACCGCTAACAATGTGCTTCTTGGTAATGGCACGAGCGCGGTTCAGTTTGTAGCTCCGGGCACCTCTGGCAATGTACTGACCTCTAATGGCTCTACGTGGACCTCTGCCGCTGCCGCTGCGTTTGACTCCGGCACTGTGATGCTGTTTGCGCAGACTTCTGCGCCGACTGGCTGGACAAAAATTACGGCATCTGGAAATAACCACGCATTGCGCGTTGTAACTGGCACAGCCAGTTCTGGCGGTTCTGTTGACTTTACGACCGCGTTCGCGAGTAAGAGCGTAACAGGTACCGTTACCGTAACGGCGAGCACGGGTCAAACCGCAGCTCCGGGTTCTCTCGGACAAACCACCGCAGGCGGTAACATCTCTGTATCGACCGGTCAGACAGCGGCTCCTGTTTCTGTTGGTAACACCACCCTGTCCACGCCGCAGATTCCGAGCCATAGTCACCCAATCTCCGCCATTTCTCCAGCGAGTGAAGCCTCGCCCCGTGTCGGCCTCACTTATGCTAATCTGAATGATGCCAACCCAGCGTCTACTAACACAGGCAACGCAGGTGGCGGCGGTTCACACTCACACCCCGGCTCAGGCGGCCAGCACGCTCACCCGGCATCCGGTACCTTCACAGGCACGCAGCACAGCCACCCCTTCTCTGGCGGCCAGCACGCTCACCCGGTTTCCGCTCCAGCGTCATTCTCCGGTACTGCGATTAACCTTGCGGTCAAGTATGTCGATGTGATCCGCGCATCCAAAGACTAAGGTGATTTGTGATTATTGAGCTGCCTGAGTACGTCGATAAGGATACGACGAAAAAAATAAGAGAATTAGCATCATCTTATTTTTCCAGTAACGGTGGGTATAAATACGGCACATACCGAGACGGAAAAACCGTAGCGATTACAAATCTTGCGGGGCAACACCCCGAGCTGAAAGAAATTGACACGGTTTTGCATGATATTTTTAGTGGTGTGCAGGACTCATTGTTACGCCGTCGGTACAAGCCGCAGTACAGATCCGGTGATTCTGGGTACGAGTATCACCGATACGCACCGGGTGATGTGTGTCATCCGCACAGCGATGGAGAGGTCCAAGATGGGCTTTTGCGTTATGCTTCTGTCGTGATTCACCTGAACACGATTGAAAAAGGCGGCGAATTGGTCTTCCCAAACCAGAACAAATCGGTTAAAACGGAAGAAGGTAAGGTGGTGATCTTCCCTCCATACGGCATGTTCGAGCATTACAGCACGCCTGCTGAGGTTGCTCGTGAGGTGATCGTCACTTGGTTTGTGTACAACGACGTTAGAGTCGAGGTTCTTTAATGGCGCAAGTTGAACTCGGCACATGGTGCCCACTGGTCAAAAAAGACTGTGTAGGCTTGAAATGTGCATGGATGACTAAGATTGTCGGATATGACATCAACACCGGCAAAGAGATCGAAGACTACCGATGCGCAATCGGTTGGCTGCCTGCCTTGCTGGTTGAAAATTCCGGCATGCAGCGCCAAACTGGCGCCGCTGTGGAGTCATTCCGCAACGAGATGGTTAAAGCGAATGACGCTGCGCAGCAGTTGATGCTGGCAGCTGCAAACCCACACCAGATTCTTTTGGAGAAGAAGAAATGAGCCGCGTAACAATTATTCCTGTTGATGGTGCCGTGTATAAGGGCGACCGCAGCTACAGCGAACTTGACCTCTCATCTTGCGGCATTCCGGCTGACGTGCATGCGCTTCAGTGGGACGGTTCTGCCGGTTGGATTGAGTTCACCGACACGCGTGAAAACGAAGAAATCACCGCGCTTCCAGACTGGGCAAATGCCTGTGTAGCGAAGTGGGATGAAGCAGACGCAGCGCGCATTGCGGCTGAAGAAGCGGCGGCAGCGGCAGCGGCAGCGGCAGCGGCAGTGGAGGCTGAACAAGCCCCATAAACTTTTATGGTTCCCCGCAAGTGAACCAGCAATTACTCGATAACAACTACATCCATGTTCCGGGGTTCATTACCCCGAAGCGTGCTGCACATCTTGCTGCAAAGTTTGAGCGGGACGCTGAAGAGCACCAGCTTGGCGGCGACTCACAGATTCCTCTGTCTCAAGCCACGCACAACTACCTTCCGTTTGTCCGCTTGTTGATCGAGAAAGTGCCGCACGTCACAGAATTGGCTGGCGAAGAAGTTCTTCCGACTTACACGTATGCTCGGATTCACAAAACGCCCGGAGCGGAGTTACATCGGCATCGCGACCGTCCAGCTTGTGAAGTAAGTCTTACGCTCAATCTTGCCAAGTCTGAACCGTGGCCGATCTGCATCCAGAAACCGAATGGAGAAGAGGTCTGCTTGGAGCAAAACCCCGGAGACGCGATGTTGTACCTTGGCTGCGTTGCGGATCATTGGCGCGGCCCATACACAGGGAATCACCATGTTCAAGTTTTTATGCACTATGTTCGCTCTTATGGCGATAACGCATGGGCTTTTTTTGATCGACAAAAATGAAAATTGAATTTCTGTGCTCTGACGAAACGGTAATGGAGTATTTTCCTCCGCTACCAGCCAGTAAGCTGTGCCCCGATTGGTACAAGGATCTTCCTCGGTACATCGGCAATCACAAGCTAGACGCCAAAGAAATGCAGCAAGCTGGAAAATCGCGTCAAAGTCAAACGATTAAAGCCTGCGTCCCGGTGCAAGACTACATAGGGCAAGGCTACATACTTCGCTATCCAGCTGACATTATGGTTACGCCGGAACAGGTAGGTGATGAACAAGGGTGGTGGGCAGCTTCTGAAACGGTTAAATGCGATCCGCACTCTCATCGTCAATGCCCTGTACACATGAACAAAAAGAAAAACGTGTACTTTAAGGTAACGCACCCGTGGGTCGTGCGCACGCCTCCGGGGTATTCCTGTTATTTTTACCAGCCAGAATTTTTTCTGGAAGAACGGCTTCGTTTCTTTCCGGGTGTTGTTGACACGGACACCTATTCGTCCCCAGTCAACTTCCCAAGCCTTATCCTAAGCGAAGAAACTTTTACGCTGAAAGCAGGTGATCCGATGATGGTCGTGTTTCCGTTCAAACGCGAAAGCTGGGAACACGAAGTGAAATATGCCAAAGAAAAACAAAACCCCGTGAGTTTATTTATAGAGCGCGGGTACAAAAAGTTGTGTCACAAACGAAAGAGTTTTAAGTAAATGCAGTACCCAAATCTTAAAGACTACGTCATCGTTCTTGATGATGTTCTTCCGCTCTCCGTGTGCGACAAGATACTTGAAGAGTACGCAAATTCTGGTGAGTGGCAGCAGACGGTTGTGGGCAAAGGCGATGTCCGTGAAGACATACGCAGCGCAACCACAATCCAGATGTCAGCAGATTTTGTTGTTGCCCGAAACGCAGAATTGCGCCGTGAGATTGACTCTGATGTATTTGCCGGGGCTTCAAAAGCGATACAGGAATATAACGCAAACTTTGAGTACAGCTTCATCGAAGAAGACTCTGGCTATGACTTGCTACGCTATGAAATCGGTCAGTTCTACACGCAGCATGTGGACTCGTTCAAGGCACGCCCTCGCGCTGTATCCTGCTCGTTCGCCTTGAACGACGATTACGACGGCGGGGAGTTTGGGTTTTTTGATCGAGAACTGGTTATCAAAGCGCCCAAGGGCGGAGCGGTTCTTTTTCCATCAAATTTCATGTACCCTCACGAAATCATGCCAGTGACCAAAGGCACGCGGTACAGCATCATTACGTGGTTTATATGAGCCGTTGGTTTATATTCGACGATCTTGTTCCAACGCAGTACCAAGATTTTTTGTGCGGTGAATTAGACCCGCGCCGACTGACATGGGAGTTCTTAAGGGACATTACTTATGTTGACGTGGCAGACAAAGCGCCAAACCCCGCGTTTCAACATATTGTCTTCCGCGACGGGACGCCGCAGTCAACTGCGCACTATGTACTGCTCCCCTTACTGTACCTCGCTTGCGCCCGTCAGAAGCTAAACATACAAGAACTTATCCGAATTAAAATAAATCTATTTCCAAACAGGAGCAAATCAGAACCAAATCTGCCGCACGTAGATTTTTGTGATCCACATTGGGTGATGCTGTATTACCCATTCGACAGCGACGGAGACACTGTTTTTTACACCGATAGTACAGCGACGGAAGAACTTGGGCGCGTATCACCTAAAAAAGGACGTGTTCTTTTGTTTGACGGCTCCCTGCACCACTCCAGCAGCAACCCAACACAATACTCCGATCGCGTGTCAGTCAATTATAATTTTACGGCGAGCTGAGCGTTTCATTTAGTTTTAGCCACAGTTCTTCTGCGCGTTCTATTTCTGGTTGGCCGCTCCAGCGAGTTGTTGGTCCGTACTGAAACCTGCATCCAAACTCGAATTGCAAGGTGCCGTTCGGGGGGTCTATCAGCGTAAAAGGCATGCCGGAGTAACAAAAAAAGGGTTGGTCGCGAACTGAGCCGCTATACGTGTTCTCCACAAACCAATACCATTTTTCATTCGCGGCGTTCACAATTTCGTTGTTTTTTCTAATTAGAAGGGTTGCCAGCACAGAACAAAAATTTTCTGGGTTCAACCCATACGTTTTTATTGCCTCGGCCGTTCGAACTGTCTCGTCGAAACTCCAAGGCCCACCGGCAAAAGGCCACATTAACTCCTGAGCTAATGTTCGATTATCTGGGTGTCTTGGCACAAAGCAATCGCCGTCATGGTTTAAGGTGAACCGCAACAAGGCTTCAAGCGCTGCCCGAGTCAAATGCCATTTGTTGTCCAGATATATGGTGCGGTCCGCGTCTGGAAAATGTCGGTGGGGGAGTAGCTTTCCAAATCGCTGTTTCGTTCCAAAATTTGTTGGGCACCCGTCTACTTCATCCAGATTGATGTACTTCCACCCTCTGTTTTCTGTAGCTTCTGATTTGAGGTGGTTGTCATGCAGAAAATAGCACTCAAGGCCCTCTGGAACCAACCCTCGGATGTCTGGAATAAATCCGTCTTCAGGCCCAGTTGCGCAGGTGTAGAACACGATTTTCATGTATCAATTACTCTGTTAATCTGTCTCTGGAGCCGCACTTATACCACAAACAGGAGGCCAACATGGCAACTCTCACTACCGAAGCCCACAAAGTTGATGGGGTTAAAGTCTGTAAATCTGCCGAGGTCAAAGTCTGCGCTAATTGCGGCTACGATCTGGATGAATCTGAACTTGCTGCAAACACTTGCAGCGATTGCGGTGCGCCGCTTAACCTTCGCGTATCCGTATCCGTGTGGGCTACTTCTGTACCCAAAGCGGGAGTCAAAACCATAGGGCAGTGATATGCGCAGATATAGGTCCGGTGGTCGAGTCGACAAAGGTTCGATGGCATGCAATAAGCCACGCCGGACTCCCAGCCACCCTAAAAAATCACACGTCGTTAAAGCGTGCGAGGGCGGCAAAGAGAAGGTAATCCGCTTCGGTGAACAAGGCGCGAGCACCGCTGGTAAGCCGAAAGCTGGAGAGTCCGCTCGCATGAAGGCTAAGCGCAAGTCCTTCAAGGCCCGCCACGGCAAAAACATCGCTAAGGGTAAAATGTCCGCTGCCTACTGGGCGGACAAAGTGAAGTGGTGATTTATGAGCGAGATTGAAATGGCGGAGCGTTTGACTCGTTTAGAAACTCAACACGAAGAATTGGTTCGTCTGATGCGTGAATCACACGATGACATGCAGGAGCTGAAAAGAGACCTGCAAGAAGTTAAGACATCCCTGACTAAATGGAAGGGGATCGGCGCGGGTATCGTGATCACAGTCAGTGTAGTTTGGTCTCTTGTGCTAGGCGTTTATCATTTTGTGGGTGGGAGAGCACCATGAGCGAAGAAAAGAAACCCGACATCGATCACGGCTCGGCGAAGGAAATCGCGAGCAAGTTTATCGGCAAATGGGGGCTGGGCGTGGTTGTCGTGCTGGTGCTGGCTGCCATCTGGTCTGCAAGCAAACTTGAAGCAGGGACGCTGGCTGTGGTGATGTCCATGATCTCTACGGTCGTCATGGCGATTATCGGTATCCTCATGGGGATCACCGGCACGAAAGATTCCAAAAAAGACCCGCCAGAAATCACCATCATCCGCGACTTGATCGACAAGGCCAGCAAGGAGGAATCTCCGATGCAGGTAGAAGTCTCCGATGGCAAAGTGACTGTCCGCAAGGGCGATTCCATGACGACCCTTGAGAAATGATAAATGGAACTCACATGGCTGCTCTGGCTACTTCCAGAGGCGGCACCCAAGGAGCTCAACATGATTGAAGCATTAGGACCAGAATTAACAGTCATGGCTGGGGGCAGCGTCCTCGGCATGGCGTCCAAATTTATTAGCGCCGCGCAGCAAGCCAAAGCCAAGCAGCAAGAACTCATGTTGAACATGATGAAAGCTAAAACTGAGCAGGCCGATGCCGATTCTGCTCGTGCCACTGATGCCGCGGATGGTGCCGCTAAACGTGTTGGCGTAGACAAGTGGAGCCCTTGGGCCAGACGTATTTTTGTGTTCGCGATGCTTATTATGGGGGCGTGGGCCATGACTGCGGGCCTGAGTGGGCTGGACATCGTTGTGCCGGTCGAGAAGCAGGTTGGCTTCAACTTCCTCGGCCTGATTGATACCACCAAGACCGTGACCGAGTTTGTCCGTCTGGAAAACGCTGTGGTTCATTTTGAGTGGCTCAAGATTTCTATTTTGGCTGCGGGCTCGTTCTACCTCGGCAAGTCGTAATGCGCTGCTACTACAAGAAGGGCGGCACCGTGAAGGACGCCTGTTATCGCAAGGTCAAATCCCAATACAAGGTGTTCCCGTCTGCGTACGCATCGGGGGCCATAGCTAAATGCAGGAAAGCCCGTGGCGGTAAGAAAGACTGAAAAGGGCGCCGCGCTGAAGCGGTGGTTCAAGGAGGACTGGAAAGATGTTCGGACAGGTAAGCCGTGCGGTCGCCAAGAAGGCGAGAAACGTGGGACTCCATATTGCCGTCCATCTAAGCGGGTTTCTGCGAAAACTCCTAAAACATCTGGAGAGATGACTGCCGCAGAAAAGCGCAGCAGAATCTCGCAGAAAAAGAAGTTAGGCCAACCTGCGGGTGCGCCCAAGCGCGTAGCCCCATTAAGGAGAAAGCGTCGTGCCGCTAAAAAAGGGTAAGTCCCAGAAGGTCATTTCTGAGAACATTAAGACTGAGATGAAGGCCGGTAAGCCGCAGAAGCAAGCGATCGCTATCGCCCTGTCGAAAGCGGGGAAAAGCCGGAAAAAGGTCAAGAAAAAGAAATAAAGTTGTAACAAACCGCTGCCATTGTGCATGCAGCAACAAAGGAGGGCGTTATGACTTGGAATTATCGCGTGGTTGAGCACCGCTATCTTGATGAAGAAAACGATTACGCTGTCCACGAAGTCTTCTACGACGACGATGGCAACCCTGAATGGTTTTCTGAGATGCCTATTGCCCCGCTCTCCAAAGAAGAAGCTGAACTGATTCTGAAAGCATACGATGAACCTGCGGTTGCGTACATCGACAAAAAAGCGCTGGACGACGACAACGATGAATGGGACTGGTTATGACTACAAATGTAGTCAAAATGCCAACAAACCCTGAGCGTTGGTCGATGGATGAGATGCTGGGCCACGCTTCCGCCGTTGCTGATTCGGGCAATTATGTCCGAGGTATCGTTCTGCTACTGGACGATGATGGCGATGAGTATCGCGTTCATGCGTTGAAATGTGATTTACGTAACTCGGAGGCGGTCGCACTGCTCGCTTATGCCAACCAATACTACCTCGAAGAACTTAGAAGCGAAGCTCCTGCTGATTAAGTGGCGGGACATCACCTCATGGAGTGGTTGGGGGGATGACATCGTAGATGAAGGCAAAGATGAACCGATGCTGTTCTACACGGTCGGCTTTCAGGTCAAAAAAACCAAAACAAAGCTGACAATTTCAGACACGTGGCCGGACATCGGAAACGTCACTACATTTCCTATCGGCTGTATTGAGTCCCTCAAAGAACTGAAGAGCGGCTTACCACCTGTTAACAAAAAACCCGAGTCGTGAGCCCTTACAAAGACCCTGAAGAGCGCAAACGCAAACAGAAGGAATACTCAAAGCGCTGGTACAAAAACAACAAGCAGTTGGCTAAAAATCGGGTCAGCGCGAATAAAAAGAAGAATCGGATAGCGTGGCAAGAGTACAAAGCAGAGCAGCGTTGTACGCATTGTGGAGCTCAGCACCCCGCCATAATCGACTTCCACCACGTAATCCGCGATGATACAAAAAAGTCTGTCAACGAGTTAATTCAGCGAGGACGCTGGAAGCGGGCTAAGAAGGAAGCGGAAGAAAAGTGCATCCCCCTGTGTGCTAACTGCCACCGAATCTTGCACTGGAACGAGCACGAGGGGCGCTGATCTTTCCAACCCGAACGCACATAAATCCGTCGAATCTGACTGGTTTAGCCAGAATTATTCCCAAACGGGAATAAAATAACGGTGTTGCTTATTTTAGGTAGCCGGACATTTTTGACCGATACCCGCAACAAAAACCCCGCCGAAGCGGGGTGTATATACATTGTGTATACGGGTTAGTTCCAGTAG